GTTTGACCTCCCTTGGTTCCTTTTATTTGTCCTTGATATCTACAGATTGAAAGTGTCTGTATTTATCCTTTTGCATTTCTTAATTGGGATTTTCTTTGCTAAATTACTAGTTTGCTATAAATATATATAAATTCATACTTAATACGTACTTGTTTTGGTACAGTATTATATGTATAAATAAATAGTAGGATTAATATCCCTATATCACTATACCGCTATTTACGATAGGCTAAAACCTATACGTTGCAATATAGAGTATATATATTTATTAAGTAAACCATACAGTGATCAAGTTCAAAGGTGTCGGGTAAACCCCTAGTCCTTAAACTGTATCGTGTTAATGAACATGCTGTACGTTTGGATAAACGTAAAATATGCCCACCAAGACGGGGTGAATAATTCTCAATTTATCATGACAAACAAAATAAAACTAACAATAACTTTAAAGTTACTGAAGGTCCTATTTGGTATAAGTCATAATGAAACCAAACATTATATTTACTTCTTTGAGGCCCTTCGCAAACAAAACGGGATAGCATATGCTATCAATTATATGAAGACCGTAAGGCTCCATATAACAAGATATATATGTAAATCTACTTTGCATGTGAATGGCTCGCGAGTAAGTCTCACTAACGGTTTCCCGACTCATTTCCTATCACTCAAAAAGTTGATTGATACAAAGGATCGTATTAAGATCCGTGGTGTATTAACACTCCTTACTCTTACAAGAGCGGTACTCCCTAATAAATCCGAGGAAAAGTTAATTAAACCATCATTCCATACAATTAATGCTCCTTATAAAGGGAAAGAGTATACTATACCCTTATCTTTTATAAAGAACTTTGTAAAAAGAAATAAGTTAAATATTACTAAACCTGAATATACTAAGAGTATTCACTATTTTAGTAGTAAGGGATCACCTTTTGGTAAGGCCACGATTTCAGGTCCATATGCATTATTTTGTATGATGCAAATTTGGGTCCCTCTCCTAATGAGTTTTAAAAAGCTCATGGGGGAAGGTCCTTATGATTCAATCTTTGGTAATTTCAGTAAATTGTTATGAAAAGACCATCGGTTGATGACCATAAGGCCTTATTATCGTGCGACTGGGAAATTAAGCGTCATCAAGGACCCTGAATTAAAAAGACGCGTAATAGCTATGCTGGAATATAATTCCCAGATAATATTACGCCCTATTCATGATAAACTTCTTGACTTATTAAAGAAGTTACCATGTGATAGGACTTTTACTCAGGATCCTTTTAAACAATGGAAACCGAAAGGGAATAAGTTTTGGTCATTGGATTTATCCGCCGCAACTGATAGATTTCCAATCTCCCTCCAAGAGAAATTATTAGGTGTCATCTTCGATGATGCCGAATTTTCTTCTGCTTGGAAAGAGATTTTGGTAAACCGGTTCTTTAGTTATAAAAATGAATTTCCAATAAGATATACTGTTGGACAACCTATGGGGGCATACTCCTCTTGAGCAGCCTTCACAGTAACCCATCATCTTGTAGTTGCTTGAGCCGCGTCTCTACGTGGCTATAGTAACTTTACTGACTATATAATTCTAGGTGACGATATCGTTATTAATAACGATAAAGTTGCACAGAAGTATATAGCAATAATGACAAGACTTGGAGTTGATATCTCAACAAATAAAACACATGTATCAATTAATACATATGAATTTGCAAAGAGATGAATTCAATCAAAGACTGAAATCAGCCCTTTACCAATGAAAGGTATATTGAACAATTATAGAAATTTATTAATTGTTTTACAACAATTAATGAATTATATGATTAACAATACGACTCTTTATAAAGGAACAAGCTTGGGATTGATTAGTGAAATTTATGATAACATAAAACTTAATAAGAAGTTTACCCTCACTAGCAAACTTGTTAGTAAGAAATGTTACCATTTTTACACAACACTAAGGTATGCATACGGTTTCTTAACACCAGATAATTTACGTGAGTATTTGGTGGGAAAGTTCCCATGTGACACGCCCGTGCCGTGTGAAAAGTTAATTCCCGGTTTTACCCGGGCACTTTTAATCCAAGGCTTGAACAATCAAGCAGAAACGGCTGGTGATCAAGTATCGAAGATTTTCAATGATTTCATATCTTTATATAGTAAATATGAAG